CCGCAGGTACTGCACTAACAGGCTCCAGCGTTCCGGTTGTGTTCCGCACAGCCAACGTTACCTATTCGCGCGCGGCATTTGCCGCCGCGGGCGGTCCAACTGCTACACTGATTGAAGATCTAGGCGGCGATGTTACAATTCCTCCAGGCTATGGCTGGGTACCATGCTACACAGGTGTTGGTACAACATTCTTGTGTACCTTTGGTATCACCTGGGAAGAAGTTCCTATCTAATGGACAGTAAATGTTAACAATTAAACAGCTCTATAGATCATCATACGATGGCGAACATATCCACACTCAAACCAAGTGGGCAGGTAACCAATGGAATCTACAAACAGAATTTATTCCTAATGCTATTAGTAACACACAGATTTCAAATCGTGCAGTAATCATTGGCAACGGTGAAAGTAGAAAACCTTATCCAATAAAGTTGCTTGCAAATCACCGCGGTGGGGTACTTGGTGCCGGTGCAGTTCAAACCTATGGATGCAACGCACTCTATAGAGACTTTACTCCCCACTTTCTGGTTGCGACCGGAAAAGAAATCGTTGAAGAAATTGCTCAGACATCCTACGGTGAAGAAAACATTGTTTATGCCAATGCAGAGCACATCCAGGATTACCCAGGAAAATTTTATTTAATTCCACAAGATCCACATTATAATTCTGGGGCAATCGCAACCTACATGGCCTGCTTTGACGGACACAAACAAATCTATCTACTAGGGTTTGATGGCGAAGCCGGAGAACGGTACAACAACAATGTTTATGCCAATACCAATGGATACGCAGATGTAGATGTTGGTAACCCAGGAAAAGCATGGGAAATGATCATGCACGGAATCATGAAGTTGTATTCTGATGTAGAGTTTATTCGCGTGATGCCAGGACGTACTGCACCTATTCCGGGAGCATGGGATTCGTTATCTAATTTTAGACAGATACTGTTTAAAGATTTTGTTACTGAAATTGACCTATAATACTTTTTCTAAAGTACGAATCTTTTTAATAACAGCATCAAATTTAAAAGTGCGCCACACACCTGGGTGCAAGGGTTTAGGATAATTGTCCAATGGCACCCAGCAGTATCCGCTATGTTCGTGATTTAACATAGGGATAAATTCTTCTTCCACTGGTATTAAGAATGTGTGATAAACAAAGTGTGAATCATCACTGGTGAATTGTTCAAGCGGTATAACTTTGGCATCAGTTAAATCTTTGCCCAGTTCCTCGGCAATTTCTCTTCGGAGCCCATCGACCACACTTTCGCCTTCATCGACTCCGCCGCCTACTAATCCCCAAGAATTTTTATGTCTTTTTTGTGTGCGACACAAAAACAAATATCGACGTGTGGCTCGGCTGTAGATTAATGCGCCACATCCTACTAGATTATTAGCTCCCATGAACCCTCTCGATATAGACCTTCGTAACTTCGAATCCAGTTATTACCGTCCCAATGATATTGAGACCCAGTTTTTAAATTTGTTACATATTGTGCTGTTCTGGTATTAACACTATCAAAACTAACAAACCAATTGTTGCCGTTGTATTCAATAACATCGTTGGCATTTGCAATCAGTGTGGTATTATTTGGTGACCAGGCATCTGCCCAGGTTGTATTATTTACTGATCCTATAGGGTTCAATATTAAAAATCTTGTACCGGGTGCTACCAGGTAGTTGCCACTACCGTCAATCAACAACTGTTCAACATTAACCTTGAGTGGATCAATAATTGCAGTCACTGGTGGAATAGTGTTGCCTGGTAGGGTGTCAACAAATGGTTGGAATATCAACAGCGTTGGATCAACTGGGTGTACTGCAATGGTTCCGATGATTACGTTACCATTTTCTTGTTGTAGTCTAACTTCGCTGGTACCTGACCGCAATACGCCGTACTGACTGATTAGTCCTGGCCACTCTGATGGAGTAGATGTGGCTATTTCAAATCCTAGCACATCAGGATCATGCGTGTCAACTGTTATGTCTCCGGTGCTGGCTTTTAGCAATTTTAAGGTATTGCCAGTGTACACCACAGAATATCCTAGCACATTTAATGCACGTCGAGAGATAGCCTTAGAAGGATCATTGATAGCATCCATGTAGGTATAGTCCCCGTCTTCACTTGCACCAGTGCCGTCGTGTATGTTATTAAAAATGTTTTGTATAACACCAAGTACTTTGAGTTTAGCAGGAGATGCAATCCAGATTGGCAACTCAAAAGTCATTGTAGCAATACTCAATGGGTCGTCCTGTCCGATTGGTACAGTTCTGCTGTCCCACCGTACTCCGGTGAGTTTAATAAAACTCAAGCTGGTCCAGTCAATATAGTTGTCTGTACTTTGGATTTCAAAGCTAGGATTGAACAGCGTAGCAATCTGTTCAATGATTTGTAATTTTTGCTCAGTGTTGCTGGTCCATATATCTAGGTTAAGTGTTAGTCGATACGGCACAGGCATCTGACGCTCAACAGTATATGCATCTCCTTGCTCGGAGGTAAGCATGCCAGTATCCGGGTCGGTTCTGCGTGTTCTGACCTTGATTTTGTCAATAAAGAAGGGATCTTGGATGCGATCCATGTCAAATTTTAAGTCGGTTATATAGACTGCCATTGCAGGTACACTGGCCATGCTATTTTCGCTGGTTCTAAGCATATGACTGGCCTGGCGGCTAGCATCACCATAAAATACAGGAACAGTCTGTAGCGCACGTTGGTTAGTGGTTGAGTCAATGGTGCCGAACTCAACTTGAAAGTTGCTCATGATACGGATAAACTGTAGCAAGAAGCGGCGTATCTGATTGTCGTAGAAAAATTGAACGGCCATTTAATTGTCTGCCTTAGGATTAAGAACTCTGCTGAGGCTAACACGTTCGTCAACAAGTTGCCCATCTGCATTGGTAAAGGTATGTTTGTTATTAACAAACCCACTGAGTTGAGTGTGGTTAGTGGTTGCACCTGGAGTTAAACTGCTTCGGACATCATCTTCAATTTTGACCCAGCGTCTTCCATCGTAACGGAATAGCCTATTAGGAACATAGTCTAGTCTAAGGAAAAAGTCTCCGGCCTTGGCACCAGCTGGATATGAAATGCCCATGTTTACTTTTAATCCATTTGGTGCAGTACCATCACCGGATAGGTATCCCTTCTTTTTATAAGTAGGAGATGGCGTACTGCTATCAACAAATACCGATGCATTGCCATTGGTACCAATGGTGTATGTGGTGCTCAGTGTTTCTGCAACACCAACACTGACCGGGTCGCTCAATAACAGTTCGTGACTATTGATAATATTGGTAATGGTGATATTGTCTGCCGCAGAAATGTTTGGACTGGTGATATTGGCACCTACTATGGCCATGAATGTATTGGCCACAAAAACACTTCTTGTGTTGGCTCCACTTTGTATGGTAACAAAGTGTGCGGTATATGTACCATCAACATTAAGGTTACCAGTTATTGTGATTGGCGAAGGATTGGCAATATTAGCATTTGCGAGAGTACCATGCGGACTATATGCCGGAACATAGAATATATCTGTGTTGTACCCACTCTTGGGTAGTTCAATTTCGGCTTCTGCAATAACATCTTCGTTGATAGTCAGATACTTGCTATAGGTGCTGGTTACTCCGCCTACGTTTGCGACTGCGGCATTTGCTTCAAATGGATCAGTGGATGCCGCGATGTTATTAAGTATGTCTTTGTATTCTTGACTATCAACCAATGGTTGTAACTTTACTCGCCACAGGTGTGGCCACCAGGTTGCTGAGAATCCTTCTGCCGCAAAAGCAACATCAGTGATAACATAAAATTTTCTAATAGCAAAAGGAATGCTTTGATCGAGATTATAAAAATCTCGCATGTGCATGAACTCAAGCACATCACCCGCAATTGGTTTACGCCCCAACAGCTCAACAGCATCATTCAAGTGGAAAGTCATGAAAGTGGTGCCAGCCGCTAGGAAAATACCAAACGCACTTAGATCAAAATCTTGGTCTTGCTTTTGGTAGATACCACGTAGGCTGTAAACATCTGGGTCGTACTTACGATCACGATTTTCAATAAACAGCACATCCTGCAGGGTTGTAGGACTAGTAGGAGTGGGATTATTGCCCTGGTCAGGGCCGAGGTATTTGTGTAATAGGACACCAGTTCCGCCAATGGTGAACATTTCACTGATGCGGCGATCAATAAACTTGTAGTCGTTTGTTTTATTTTCACGCCATAGGCTTAAACGTGGCATTTTTGGATCCTTATTCGTATATTTAGCGCGATTGACAGCTAGCCCAAAAGGTGCTATACTGACCTCATGCGTGTAAAAACAAGTCTTAATTGGGATACTGTAAACGTGCCATTGCTAGCACAACTGCATTCAGCACCGCAGGCCGCCCGGAAAGATCTGGCTCGTTTTTTAGCAACGGTTACGGGACTTGTACAAGAACTGGGCCGAGAAGAAGTTGAAATGCGCCGTTGTAAAAGAACAACAAGTATACGCCAGCAAGAATTATTGTTGCAAATAGACGACGCCATAACTACATTTGAACAGTATCTGATGTGGGCCCATTTGAGCTATGCTTGACACCCGGACCCGTTTCGTTTATAATTAATTTTTAAAGCAAAAACAGGAGCAGGAATGGCTACAGCAACCAAAGCAAAACCAGCAACCAAAAAAGCCAACACTGGCAAAACAGTTGCGGGTGTTAAGATTGCTAAGAAAAAAGTTTCTGTGCGTAGAGCACACCTGGCAGATGAAAAGTACACAGGCGGTGAGCCCCAGTGGGACACCGAGCGAGCACTGGCAATGAGTGATGCAGATTTTGATCACAACCTGCGCCGTAGTTTCTATTACTATAACTATCACTTCACAGTTAAAGATCTCAAGCCAGACTTCATCAAGTGGTTGCAAGAACAAAAACATTTTACAGTTAGCAAAACTGATCTCAGCAAGGTTATCAAGAGCCGTTGGGTTCCTATCACTGCCTGTAGCATCATTGCCGCACATGGTCGAGGCATGCCGCTCAAGCCTCGTGCGCTACAGTATCTCGAAACAGCGGTGCGTGATGTGTGCGAAAAGTACATAGAAGACGATAGCGATGCTGTACCCGAAACCAAGACAGCGACCATAGCAGTCAAGGTCCCTACCATCCAAGATCGACTCAACGAAAAGACCAGCGAGATACTGGGCGAGTTAGACGGACACTACGATGATGTATGCCTGGGCAAAACAGATTTCAAACACTATGATTTCTTGGTAGCCAACAATGTGGTACAAAGCCAGCTGGGCAAGTACGAAGACCGCTTCCTGCCAATCAAGGCTGAACTTGAAGAAGCCAAACTTGGCAAGGACGAACAGCTGAAAGAAGGCTACAGCCACTACAAGGCCGCAGACTTTAAACGTATCATTGCCTGGATCGACCAGTTGCTACAAGCCGTGGATCAATATCGGGACGTGAAAAAAGCAACCAAGAAGGCTCGTGTAAAACGTGCGCCAAGCAAGGAAAAATTGGTAGCAAAACTCAAGTATGCCAAAGAAGAAAAGACACTAAAACTGGTAAGTGTCAACCCAGTTGATATCATAGGATCACAGGAACTTTGGGTGTACAACATCAAGACTCGCAAACTAGGACGCTATGTTGCGGCATCATATCAGGCCCTGGCTCTCAAAGGAACTACGCTGATCAACTTTGACGAAACCAAGAGCATAGCCAAGACCCTGCGCAAGCCCGAAGTACAGGTGCCCGAGTTCATGAAGAGCACCAAGGTACAGTTGCGCAAGCACCTGGATACTATCAAGGCCACAGAAACGCTACTCACAGGGCGTATCAACGAAGATACGGTGCTGTTAAAGGTAGCATAATGCAGGTCAATTGGATCCTTGCTTGCATAAATACTTGCAACAAGGATCCAATTAATGGCTACACTAGATACAAACCTATCAGGAACACATACTGGCTCAATGGTAACAGGAAGCCTAGGAGCACCTGGCCAAATTGCCTACGATGAAACAGGCTACCCTAGCACAGCAAAAAAACGCAAAGATATTGAAGATTACGTAAGATTGCGTCTTGGTGACGGACTAGTTGATGTCGAACTAGATCCTATACATTATAAAGTGGCCATTGATCGTGCCCTTGGCCGCTATCGCCAACGTGCCCAGCATGCAGAAGAAGAGAGCTTTGCTTTCTTGGATCTACTTCCTGAAACCCAAGAGTACATACTTCCACAAGAGATCATGACTGTACGTGCCATATACCGCCGCGGAATTGGTAGCGTCACAGGCACAACAGCAAGTCAATTTGAGCCATTTGCATCAGGTTACTTGAACACATACATGCTGGTAGCAGGCCGTGTTGGTGGTCTTACCAATTACGAACTGTTCACACAGTATCAGAAACTGGCCATGAACATGTTTGGTGGATTCATGAACTTTACATGGAACCCAGTTACTAAAAAGCTCACACTGGTTCGTAAGATTCCCAACAGTGGATTCACATATCTGCGCATGAGCAGTTTGAGTGCAAGTGATATCACTCCAGGATCTACCATCACCATCACCATGGATAACCCATGGGGCCCTCCGGCCTATAACGGTATTGTGGTAGGTGCTCAGGTTGTTATTATCAACTGTACAGTAACAGGTTATAACAACAGCTATACAGTAACCAGCGTCAGTGAAGACATGAGGACACTGACAGTAACGGCATTAACAGAACTTGGTGCAACCACAGTAACAGGCTCACAGTTGCATCAGAGCAATATCTATAGTCCAACACCAAACGATGTAGCAGAAACTGTGCTGATACAGATCTACAATACCAAACCAGACAGTATGTTGTTCAATGATATTCGTGTTTATACCTGGATACAAGATTATGCTCTAGCAGTATGTAAAGACATGCTGGGCCAGGCACGTAGTAAATTTGCGCAGATAGCAGGACCACAAGGTGGAAGTAGTCTGAATGGTGCCGATCTTAAACAAGAAGCCAAGGCAGAAATGGATGCCCTAGAAGAAGAACTCAAGCGTTACTTTGATGGTAGCCAACCATTAACCTGGATTATGGGATAAGTACAACATGAAAATTATTGAAGTTATTAGTGAAGCAGGAAAACTACCCAAGAGTCATATCAGTGCAACTCCTGGCATGAAAAAGCATCCTGGATTAGACAACAGCAGTCCTTACGCACCCTGGAGATTTGCCAGTATGTTTGTGCCTAGTTCTCCTGACTTTGATCATGAGCCACATAAATTAGGCCCTAGCGGACAAGCACTGGTAACAGCGGCCTACAGCAAAGGTGACCATGAGATCATTGCCGCGGCAGAAAAAAGATTTGGAACCAAGAGTGTTAGCATGACTCCAGCTGGATCTAGCGAACAGGGCGATACCAATAAAACAAGCCCAACAGCAAAACGTAAAAAGAACAAATACGGTGTCTAAATAATTGACATTGTGTAATAATCGTGTAAAAATAGCTCCTATACATTAGGGGCTTTTTTATGATCATTGGCATTTGCGGGTTAATTGGTAGCGGCAAAGATACAGCCGCAGACTATCTTGTGGGGTTTCATGGATTCAGACGAGACAGCTTTGCTGGCACACTAAAGGATGCTGTGAGTGCAGTATTTGGATGGGACCGAGAGTTGATAGAAGGCCGTACTCCAGAAGCACGAGCCTGGCGTGAACAGGTAGACACCTGGTGGGCAGAGCGTTTAAGTATGCCGCATCTGACACCGCGTTGGATTTTACAGTATTGGGGTACCGAAGTCTGCAGAGAGCACTTTCATGATGATATCTGGATCGCGGCTCTACAGGCTAGACTAGCAAGACGCAGTGACCATACAGTTATTAGTGATGTGCGTTTTCCTAATGAAATCAAAGCAATCAAAGAACAAGGTGGCCGTATTGTGTGGATCCAGCGCGGGGTAATTCCTCACTGGTATGACATTGCTTGCAAGGCCAACAAAGGTGATACCAAAGCACAGCAGTG